CCGCGGGTGCACAGGGCGAGCGTGGCCGCGCGGGCGCTGACGGACGCGATGCGCTGACGCTGATTCCAGCGCGCGCCGTTTTCGAGCGCGACGTGCTGAAGCGCACTGTGCGCCTGGTCGTGACGCCAGAGCATGGCGACGCTATCGAGCTGCTACCGGTGCGCGACAAGGACGGCTTGCTGGTGGCCGCAGACATCGTTTTCAAACGCGCGGCTTGACGCGCAGACCTGGGGATTGAAGCATGGCAAAACACGCAAATTCGACCCTGCGCACCGCGTGGGCACAGACCCTCATCGACACGCTCGGCGCGTCGCATCTGATCAAGTTCTACAACGGCACGCAGCCGGCGGACACGGGGGCGTCGATCACCGGCACGTTGCTGGCGACGCTGACAGCCGACGCAACGCCCGGCTCGGCGTCGGCCGGCGTCCTGACGCTGGATTCCGCGAACTACACGCAGACCAACTCTGCTCACGTCAACGGAACGCCGACGTGGATGAGCCTGCAAACCTCGGGCGGAACGCGGGTGTACGAACTTAGCACCAGCGACGGCCTGACCTTCACCGGCACGATCCAGAACGGCGTGGACATTGCCCGCGGCGCGTGGACGTGGACCGCGCCTGACGCCTGATCGGAGGATGCAGCATGGCCGAACTGACTACCGCGCAACTCCAGACGCTCAAGGCCGCGATTGTGGCCGAGACGGACCCGACGTTTGTTGCCTATCGCACCAACGGTCAAACCGGGCTCATGGCGGATTGGTACAACGTCTCTGGCACGTTTGTCGTCTGGCGCACCGACGTGACTGCCGACGAAATCGGCAATGCCTGGGTCGGCACCGACATCGACGGCATGAGCGCACTTAACATGCAGCGCCTGCAACTGCTGCTCCAGTCGTCCACGCGAGGGCGGTTTGACATGTCGCGAGCGGACCGCAGGGCGGGGTTCGAAAACCCCTTCGGCACCAATGCCAACAACGCGAGCCGTGTAGCGATGCGCGCGGTCTGGAAACGATTCGCCACACGCTGCGAACGCTTGTTCGTCAGCGGCACAGGATCCGATGCATTGCCTGGTGCGCTGGTGTTCGAGGGGAAGATCAGCGACCGCGACATTGCCGCCGCACCGGCGTCGTGAGGTAGCACATGGCAAACCTCACCTTATCCGGCTACCTGGCTACAGCAACAGCTGTCGCGTGGACGGGCGCCACGCAGAAAATAGACTCACTGACCGACAACGAGTGGACGAACCTTTCGGACGAGATCGACAACTCCACGAATAAATACCGGCTTTCGGACTTGGACCTTATCCTGGGCTCGGCCGCATTCACGGGCGCCGATAGCGGTATGGAGGTCTACATCGTGCCGACAGTGGACGGCACGACCTACCCGACGTGGACAGGCGACTCGACCGCCGACGCCCCTGAAAACCAGCGGTATTTCGCCGCTTGGATGCCCTGCAAAGCCGCAACTGCGGCGCAGCGTGTTGTGTCGCCCGCTGATGGTCCGGTGTCGCTGCCGCAAGGCAAATTTAAGTTCGGCATGCGGTCGCGCGCCAACGTCACTCTTGCCGCAAGTGGCAATACCCTGTACTGGCGCCCGCACTCGGTAGCGATTTAATGGAGTCGCAACTCGGCACGGTGAAACGTGCGCCAATCTGGAAATACCTGAGGCACTGGTGGGCTAAAAAGCCGGACTTTGCTTGGGTTCCAGTTGGTGGATCGAGCGGGTACGTCGACCTCGTTTCTGGCATTGCGCTCGCGCCGAAAAACGGCGCTGTGGTCGTCCCTGGGGGGATCGTAAATCCCGTCTATTCGGCGACGCCGGTGATGCTGCAGTCGGACAGGATATTCGGGTCCGGGTACAACTTCGGTCTGATGGCGTTGGTGTCCGGGATATCCGGCAATCAACGCGGCATGATCCTGAAATTTGGTGATGACACCAGCGGCCTCGGTGTTGCTGTTGGGTCAACCGATGAGTCAGCGGCAGGCACGAACATCATTGTTTTACGCGAGCAGATTGCCTGGGAAGTGGGCGGCGCCAATGCATGGGCTGACGGCGTAAACTTGGTGTGGCTCGCAGGAATCTCGTCGAGTCTTTGGTCGTCAATGGTGTGGCCGGCCAATGTTGGCGCATCGGCCGGGACGTCATTCAACTCTCCGACTGGATCGCTTCAAATAAACGGGCGCACGTACACCAGCTCTCCGTTCACCGTGCACTGCGTATTTGGGTGGCGAAACGCATTCACGGACGGCACGACTGAAGTTGAATTCCGCGAGAAACTGCGGGACGTGGTGGCTCCGCTGTACCGGGTGCCGACACAGCAGATGATGCGGATGTTCGTGCCGAGCCCGTACTACCCCATCAGTTCGGCAGCTGCACCGTCGCTGCCAACGCTCTCAGCGTCTACCTACGTCACCGGCAGCCTGACGAGCACCGGCTGGCGCCCGCAAGTCACGGCGACCTAAATCGTGGCCGTCACCCTCTACTGGATCGTCCAGGCCGATGCGACGGCGACGCCTACGGGCGCTCAAATCGTCGCCGGCCAGGACGGTGCTGGATCGGCTGCGCTTGCGTCTGGCAGCGAGGCGTACACCAGCGCGGGGACGTACTCCGAGGCGTCGGCGTTCACGTCGGCCAGCGCCGGCACGGCGTACAAGCAGTACTGGGTCGCATACGACGGGTCGAGCTATTCGACGGTCGCTGGGTCGGCGACGATCACGACGCTTGCTTTTTCGGCGCTCGCCGCGAGCGGAGCGTCTGGCACGTTTTCCGCACAGGCCAACTCGATCACGACGGCCTCGCTCGCGGCCACAGGTACGTCGGGCGCGTTCTCAGGATCGGCATCGACATCAGCCACAGCATCGGCGGCCATCACCGGCTCGTCAGGCGCCTTCGCGGGATCGGCCAGCAGCCCAGCAGTCTCGACCCTTGCCGCGACCGGCGCCAGCGGCGCCCTATCCGCGACGGCCAACTCGATCACGACGGTCTCGCTCGCAGCAACTGGTGGTGCGGGTACGTTCGTCGGATCCGCGGGCTCGGGCGTCACCGCCACACTCGCAGCAACCAGTGGCACTGGCGCATTCATCGGATCCGCAAACAGCACAACCACGGCGCAGCTCGCGGCGCTCGGGGGCGAGGGCGCATTCGTCGGCTCGGCCTATCCGCTCACGTCGGCGCAACTCGCGGCGCTGGGCGGCAGCGGATCGTTTGCGGGTGCTGCGTCGACCATCACAGGAGCCGGCCTGTCCGCCACCGGCCAGTCGGGGGCATTCGCCGGCTCGGCCTACTCAGTGCCCACGGCGCTGGCGACCGTGCTCGGAGGTAGCGGCGTGTTCTCCGGGGCGGCCTCTGTCGCCGGTACTGGCGCATCGGCAGCCGAAATCTGGAACTACCTGTTCGCTAACGGCAGGACAGCGGAGCAAAACATCGTCGAGCTGCACGCAATGCTGTCAGACCTGACCGGCGGAACGCTCGCGATTCCGACAGACGTGCTCTATGTCAACGGAATCAGGATTCGCGGCACTGGTGTTGCAGGCGATACGTGGGGCCCAGTATGAGCACATGGGGGGCCTCGTGGGGGGCGTCGTGGGGCGACAGCTGGGGTCCGGTAAACGACTCGTCGATGCCAGGACGCATTCGTATCCCAGCGCGTCTGGTCGATGTACAACGTATGCGCACGATACATGAGGACGAGACGCTACTGCTGATTGCGGCATCGGTTGTCGCAGCCTATGGAACCATCAACTGAAAGGGGCACCTATGTGATCACCATAAACGCCACGATCAATGTAAACCTATCCAACGGCGCACTAAGCCAAATTTCGGAAAGCCTCGCACACATCATGACTACGCAAACTGACCTCGCAAACTCCCTCGGCACCGTCACGGCACAGGTCGCCAAGATCGGCGGCGAAACGCGCACTTTGCTGGACAAGGTCGCGGCACTGACCGCGGCGCTCGAATCGGCTGGCACGACGACACCGGAGGTCGACGCCGCTCTCGCCGCGCTGCAGGACCAAGTCGGCGTCGTCGATGCCCTGGTGCCCGACGCGGCACCGGAGCAGCCGGTGGCCTGACTCGTCGACTGGGCGGCAGTGGTGATGGCCATCGTGGCCGCCCTGTGTGCGGCATTGCTGGCGGCCTGTGGCGGCACGTCTAACGACGTGCATGCCGCTGCGCCGCTGCGCATTGCCGTCATCGGCGACAGCATCACGGCGGGCTATATGCCGCATGGCGGCGTCGAGCTGCAGTTGCGGCAGGGCCTGAGCTATACGGCCGACCTGGCGCGCGCCGGCGAGGTCGTGACCGCTGCAGTCGGCGGCGCAAGCACGGCCGACGCGCTGGCCAGCCAGGTCGGCTGGCTGGCGGGCGTCGATGTCGACGTGCTGGTCATCATGCTCGGCACCAACGACGCCGTGCTGGGGCTCAACCGCAGCCAGGCGCTGGCCAACGTGCGCGAGATTGCCGACCGCTGGCCGCGATCGCGCCTGGTGCTGGTCGCGCCCCCGCGGTGGGACGCCGCCGCTGATGCGTGGTTGGCGCCGTGGGCGGCAGACCTGCGCGCGCTGGCCGGTTCGCGCGACGCGCGCTATGTCGACCTGTATGCCGCGAGCGTGGACGCGCCCGGTTGGCTGTGCCATCCCGTTGACCATCACCCGTGCGCCGCAGCGCATCGCGCTATCGGCAGGATGATTTTGTCAGCGGTGACGGGCCGTTACCCGTAAAGAGCGGCAGCACGATGGATCCAGACGATAGCGCTCCGTTGCCACTGGACCGCAGGGCCCTAGTGGCGCAGCTCACCGTGCGCGATCTGCAGCGCGCGTTTCGCGGCGCGCTGCAGGACATCCTCGACGACGAGGATCGAACTACCGCGTTCTGGCGGCGCGGCTACGAGCAATTTACAAAGCACGCGAGCGACGACGGTGCCAAATGGCTCTGGCGGCGCGTCATCTCCGCGGTGGGCGGAGCCCTGATGGCCGCTGGCCTATGGCTGGGCTTCAAGTTCGGCGGGTGGGGCAAATGATTGCCCATGCCATCCGCTATCCGTTCGCGCTGGCGTTCGGCGCTGTCATGGCGTCGCTGCTGATCGTCTTCGGCGATCCTCTCGGCGAGCTCGGCGTCAGGATGCACGATGCCGTGCGGCCGGTGGTCATCGAGTGGACCGTGCAGTCGGCGGAACGCGACGGGGACGACCTGATCCTGTCGGGTACGCTGGTCAAGCAGCGCGCCTGCACATTCTTGCCGCCGACCCTGGCGCGAGACCACGACGGTCGCAATTACGCCGTCGTGAGCGGGTCGGCGACGGCGGGCAAGACGTGGGCGCCCAGTGACTCCCCGCAGCGGTGGGGCCCGTGGCGCGTGATCGGTGGCGCCGGCAAGCAGTTGACGTTTCTTAACGTCTACCTGTGCGGCCAATCGGCACCTTCCGTCGTGCAGCTCGGCGTGTATCCGGGGACATGATGGTGCTACCCGTGGCCTGGATGGTGATCGCGCCCGGGGGCTTTGAGAGCCTGTTCAAGGAGCGCGTGCGCGCCGAGGCCTGGGCGGCGCAATGCGGCGGCGTGATCCGCCCGCTGGTGTTCGGTGACATGCCGTGATCGACGCCGTCAACTGCGCCGCCTGGCTGGCCAACCGCAACGTGCAGGCATTTCTGCGCATGCTGCGTGTGGGCGAGGGCACGGCTGACGACGCGGGCTATCGGAGGCATTTCGGCGGCGAGTTGTTCGACAACTTCGTCGACCACCCGCGCCGGCCGGTCACCAGGCGGCTCGGCGAGAAGACGCTGACGAGCACCGCGGCCGGCGCGTATCAGTTTCTGGCGGGCACCTGGGACGAGTGCAAGAAAGCGCTTGGCCTGCGAGATTTCACGCCGCCGAGCCAGGATCTGGCGGCGGTCTATCTCATCGCGCGGCGTGGCGCCATCGACGACGTGCTCAACGGGCGTATCGAGGCAGCCATCGCCAGGTGTGCCAAGGAGTGGGCCAGCCTGCCCGGGGCGCCCTATGGCCAGCCAACGAAAACGCTTCCAGAGGCTTTGCGCCTATACGCGAGCTATGGTGGTGCCACCGAGCCCGCGAAAACGTCACCAGGGCCCGTTGTGGGCCAACCGGAGCCGCCCATGCCAATCGCGCCATTCATCGCCGCCGCGCTGCCGTCGCTCATCGAGGCCATCCCCAAACTCGGGAGGCTGTTCGGTTCGGGCAGCGAGGTATCGGAGCGCAACGTCGCGGCGGCCGAAACGGTCGTGCAGATCGTCAAAGAGGCGACGGGCACGCTCAACGCACAAGCGGCGGCCGAGGCGGTCAAATCGGACCCCGTCAAGGCCGCGGCAGCGGCAAAGGCGATCGAGGACGCGTGGTATCAGCTGGCAGAGGCCGGCGGCGGCGGCATCGAGGGCGCGCGCAAGGCGGACGCCGAGCGGGCTGCGGCCGGCGACTTCTGGCGGTCGCCCAGTTTCTGGTTCGGCCTGCTTCTGCTGCCGCTGGTGTACCTGTTTGTCCTCTCGCTCATCGGCATCATCGGCACGGCGAGCTGGTCGGACGATGTGCGCGCCGGCCTGGCGGGCAGCATCGTCAGCGCGGTGATCGGCGGTCTGGTCGGCTACTACTTCGGCCAGACGACATCGCGCAACCGCACGCCCGCCGGGTAGTGCGCCATGATCCCGTTCGGCATCCAGTCGCCGTGCCTCTGGTGGCAGGCCGGCCGGGGCTATCTGCACCACGGCGGGCTGACGCTGGAGATCGACCGCACGCCGCCGGTCGCCAGCCTGGCTGACGCATCGATGATCGACTGGGTTCCGCGGCTCGGCTATGCGCGCTGCATCGTCGACGCGCAGCGCAGGGATCTGACGCAGGACGAGCAGGACGCTCTACTGCGCATCGTGACGGCGGTTTCGACCGCTGCGTCCGATGCGTGGGACGGCGCGACGACGCTAGCGGTGGTCATCGCGCGCGATTGATGTTTGGCATCACTGCCAATGCCTCGCGCCGAGCTGGCGTGGCACCTCACCCGCGATCCAGCGCAGCAGCTCTTTGATGGCCGCGCAGTGCAGCACCTCGCCCGTGTCAACGTCGACAGCACGCCACGCCACGTAGCCTAGACGCGGCTCGATGCGCAGGTGACGATACCCGGCTGACCGCAGATCCAGTGTGATCGGATCTCTCGCATCCTGCGCAATCGGCAGGTCGGGGATGCCGGCGTCTCGTTCGGCCTGCGCGCGCGCCTCGGCAGCACGCCAGCGGGTCGTTGCGCTGTAACGCGCGGCTTCGGAGCGGGTGCGAAATCGCATAGCGCAAAGTCTTCGGATGATGGCTACAACCCGTTATGCAGCACCAATCACATCCGCTGCTTGCGGGCTTCCGCAATGGCGGCGTCCAGTTGCTCGCGCAGCGGGCCGGGCCGGTACATCGCATCCTTGTAGTGCTCGTCCCAGTCATCCCAGCCGGTGCCGTTCACGTCAACAGCCACGCACCATTGCGCCAGCATGTCGAGCGCAATCTCAAGGTCGCGGCGCAGTTGCTCGTTCTCACTGATCGCGCATTCAATCTGGCGGTCCATCTGTGCGGCCATGTATTCACCCATCGTGCTCTCCTTCGCAGCAGTGCTGCATAACTGTCGGTTCAAGCGGAGCGCCCACGGCGGGTGGCCGTGTCGCGCTCCGGGTAATGTTGCGGCGCCGTGGTCACCCGCTTAACCTGGCGTTAGGCGTCAAACCTTCCGCGGCCAGCGCATACATCCGCTTCGCCAGCCCAATCGCATAGGCTTCCTGCGCATGCACGGGCTCTCCGCACTCAGCCCCGGCCCATTCTTCGGCAATCTCATGCAAGGCGCGGCGCATGCGCTCAATATCTCTATAGCGCACATCTGCGCACTCGCGCAAGTCAATGCGCAGGTTCGCTATTGCGGCATCTTGCACCTCTCGCTCTGAGCACAAGCTCTCAATCACATCGGCCGCGTCGTCGTTCAAGTCCGGGTCGCAAAGCGGCGCAGGCCCATTGCGCAGGCGCGGCAGAAGACGCCTAACCCGGCAGTCAACCGGACTTGCGCCGGCAGCAGTGTTGTTCATCGTTCGTCCTCGCGGCGCAAGCCGGTTACTTCTGCGTTAGAGCGCATCAATTCCCGTCGTCCAAGCTGCCGTCGTCATATTCGGCAGCGAAGCTCTCGACCAAGCGCGCATTGAAGGCGTCGTCGCTCTTGTCGAACAGGATTTGCTCCATGAACACGTCCGCGTCCGACTCCAGCAGGAAGTGCGTCGCGCACGTCCAGGCTTTGGCCTCGTCCTTCGCCTCGGGCGTCATGGCGCTGCGGTCAATCGCGGCCAGGTGCGGGCACTTCCGGCACTCATGGCCCAGCGCGCACCGCAGGTGGTTGTCAGGCAGCGGCGTTGCGGGGCGCGGGTCGTGCGCGCACATCTTGTAGCTGTCAGGCATGCCGCGCTCGCGCTCGTACTGAAACAGCAGAACCATGCGTGGCACTTCGTCGCTGATCTTGCGCGCGGTGTGCATCAGCTTGGCCCACGGCCGAGACTGGCCCTTGGGCGTGTCGGCGCCAAGCCGGTCGCTCTCGGCATTGCAGGCGCGGTGCCATTCGTTGTCGCCGCAGCCACGCTGGTCGGTGCCTCGGTTCGCGCGCTCCAGGCGCATGCCGCGCATGTAACCGGCGCCTTCTTTCAGCCGCTCCAGCATGTTGCCGCGGTCGCTGGCGTAGCGGCGCAGGTGCACGCCGGCCATGTGGCGGTCCTTCTGCTCGGGCGTCATCTTGTCGTGGTCCATGCCAGCCCAGCGCCACAGTTGCTCGTGGTCAATCCGGTCTGCCAGGGCGCGCAGCTCTTCAGGGTCGTTGTACTTCGCCATTTCCACGCTCCGGCGCCAATGCGCTCTAACCCTGCGTTCAAGCGGACCGAGTACGGCCGCTTAACTCCACGTTGGGCGTCTTCAGGTTCGCCCGCAGTGTTGTCAGCGCGGCCACGATTCCAGCGTCCTGGCCGCGCCAGTAGCTGCCAGGCTCGCCGGCCGGATTGAACGGGTCCACCATCTGCCACGTAAGGCGCAGCGCTTCTTCCCAGCGCGCCGTCTCGGCATCCAGAGCAGCCCGCAGCAGCGCGGCTTCGGTCTCGGCCTTAATGGCGCGCTGCAGCAGCGCGAAGTCCATCTGCAGTTCAACGTGCATGGCGTCAGCCGAGCTTGGTGGCTCGCTCCCAGATGGTGTCCAGCGTCTCGATCTGCTTCGCACTCGGGCGGCGTCCTTCGGCAAGCTGGCGCTGAAGCGAGTCCACGAATCCGAGTTCCCAATCGCTAAGGCGCTCGCTGCGCTTCTCGCAGTCCTCCAGAAGCGTCACGTACTCATCAGCCCAAGTAGTCATCTTTGTCCTCCTGCCATCCGTGGCACAAGCATTCGCAAGGGTCTTCCGGGCCGTCTCCGCCGTACCGAATCCAAGCGCACATGCTGCCGTCGTGGTGCGCGCATGCGCAGCCGTAGGTGCCACGCGGCCCGCTGGTGTTCGTGCCTTCGTCCAGCGGCCGCCCAACTGACGGTTCGAGCGGACCCACAACGGCCCGGCTACTTTGTCCCATGCTCTACCTCCTGTGCGGGCCGTTGCGGTCCGCTCAACCTAGCGTTAGGGCTCAAAACCCCATGCCCTGCTGCTCCGGCACGGGCTGTGCCAAATCCAGCAGGGAGCCTTGCGCGTAAGCGGCTTCTATCCGCTGGCACGCCAAATCGAAAGCCGCGCGGTCAACCTCGCAGCCTATGAACTTCCGCCCAGCGCGGGCGCATGCAACGCCGGTCGTTCCAGCGCCCATGTGCGTGTCCAGCACCGTGTAGCCAGGCCGCGAGTATTCCGCCACCAGCGCCTGCGAAAAGAGCCAACTCATTCATACACCTTCCCGGTTTTCCACCACACGCATAACACGCTATTCAACCGGACGCCTGACGGCGCCGGTTAATAGCACGTTAGCCGCCCTGCGGGGCATTGCCGATCACCAGTTGGCCGAGCTGCACCACTTGGCCGAGCTGGGCGCCCTTCTCGCGCAGTTCGATGGCGGTCTTCGCCACCTTGATTTCCGCGTTCAGGCTGTTGCTGATCGAGTCCAGTCCCTTTGCCATCGCCTCCACGTCTGTGGCGCTGATCTCCTTCCGCGCCAGTGCCAGCAGGCTGTTCGCCACCAGCCGGCGCAGGTCGCCTTGCGTGGTCACCTGCTCCATGTCGGCCACGGATTCAACGAGCGTCTTTGCTGCTTTCACGAGTTGCTTCCTTCAGTTGTCGCGCCATTCGGTGCGCGGTGAGTTGCTGCCGCTTCAACTCCAACAGTTGCTGCGGCACTTCGGCAAGCCTCATCTTCAAGAGGTTCGCCACGATGTAGTCGGGTAGCTCATCCTTCACGCGCTGGTGGTGCGCTTGGCTGGCCCTGTTGCGCGCAGCCCGGCCGTTCTGCTGTGCCACGTACCTCGCTTCATGCGCCTTGCGGGCCTCGCGCTGTGCTGGGTCGCAGTAGCGGTGGCAGTAGTTCGGCACCGGGCCGCGCGGCGCCACCTGAAACACGCTGCCGCACCCGCAGCAGCGCTTCAGCTTTGGCCTGCCACCGCCGTCGCGTTCCCCTTCCACCACGGCTAACTGGTCGCTCAAGCCGAAAACCAACGGCCGGCTACGTTTGCGCGCTTGGGTCATGTTTCCTGGGCCGTTGTTTTCGGCTTAGCTCCAACGTTGGGCGTCTTGCTGTCGGGCAAGGTTCTGCGGTTCCACATATCCCGCAGCACCTGCTTCGCGCTGTCCATCAGCGGAAACACAAGGCAGGTGCTGGCGCCGCAGTCGCAGCACTCGATGTACTCCGCACCGTCGTTCTCGTTTTCCTGCTCGCCCGGCACGCACTTGCCGAAGCGTGCTACCCCGCCGCAGAACGGGCACAGGGCCAAGCCCAGCTTCTCGCGGTCTTCAGTCATGCCGTCTGCCCCGATTGCTTCGGGCGGCCCACCAGCGCATCCTGGCCGGCATCCGTCACGCGGTAGATCGGGTCGCCGCCGGACAGCGGGCCGCCATTGCGGCGGCTCATCAGGCCTGCGGCCACCAGCGCTTCGCAGTCGTTGTAGTCGTCGCTACCGGGGCCGGTGACGAAGTGGTTTCGCCAGCCAGTGCTCCCGCGCCCAACGCCCAATGTGTGGCGCATGATGTCGCGCTGCTTCTCAGTAATCGTCATCGTCGTCGCTCCATTGGTGGCAGAGGCATTCGCAGCGCTCGTCTCGGCCAGTCATGTCCTCGCGGTAGCCGTATCGAACGATCAAGCATGTCCTGGCATCGCGGCTCACGCAGGCGCAGCCGTAGGTGCCGCGCGGTCCTTCTTGGTCGCGCTCCGGCGTCACTAACTGACGAGTCATCCCAGCCACCTCCACTTGCCGCCGATCAGGTCGTCACCAACCGGCAAGGCGCGGCGCCCTCTCCGATTGTGCCAATCCGCGCTACATCCGCCCGCGTCGGCCTTGTCGAGAATGAAACCCGCTGCCCGCAAACTGGCGCCGCCTTCCTCGGGCAGCGTGTACGTGATGATCGTTTCGTACCCCATTGCCCGCAGTGCTCGGCGCGCGGCGCCGTAGAGCATGCTGCAGGCGTTCGGAGTGCCATCGGTGCACACACGGCGTATCTCCACCAACAGCCGGTCCTTCTGCAAGGCCGGCGCGCTCGGGTTGCCGATCATTGCCACACCAACGCGCACCCACTCAGGCCCATCCAGCAGTCGCGTCTTTGCCTCCACGGCCAGGCTCAGTTTGTGGCCCGGCAGCGGCTGGTCTTTGTGGTGCCTGTGCAGGCTTGCCACGAACCGCTGCGCATCCCGCAAACTGCATGGCACCACGCGCAAGGTCGCCGCGCCACGGTTCGCGCGCTCCGGCACGAGACGCCCAACCCATCGCTCAACCGGAGTGCCCACGGCATCCGGCCTTGTCTCGTTTGCATGCTTGGTCACGCCGTGGTCCCCCGGTTAGCTCGAACGTTAGGCCACTCAACGCGCCGCATCTAGTCACGCGGCACAACTTGAGACACGTTGGCAGACACCCATCGCGCCACCGCGTCGGGCATTGCGGCGGGCCAAAGGAAGGCGGGCCGCTGCCAGCGCTCGCGCTCTGCGTCAACATCGCAAAGTTCAACAATGCGCAGCACGCCATCAACAAAGTCGGCGGCGTGGCGTTCGGCATCGTCTCGACGAAAATAGATAGCAGGGCGCGTTGTTTCGTGGTCTCTGACATGTGCCACTGCAAACAGTCTTAGCGGCTCAATGCCATGCTGCACCGGATCCGTGTTGACATGTTTTGTACTCATCGTCAATCTTCCAGCCTGGCCAGCACGGTGGATCCATTGAGCATCGCCAGCAGGTGTCGGGCCTGGCTCTCCGCGTCGTCGGCGGCGTTGTGGTGAACGCCAACACGCTCGAGTTTCACGCCGGGGTGCTGCGCCCTGATCGTGCGATAGCACCGGTCGTTCCAATACCTCCACGGCAGCGGCATGTTGCCGCAGCGGTATGCGCTGGCCAGAATCACGTTATCAAACGCCGCCCCGTTGCCCCAGACGCGCACGTCATTCGGAGACCCGCAGTCGTGTAGCCACGCGGTGAATTGCATCAACGCCGCGGACAACAGCGCGCCCGGCCGCTCGAATGCCGACCGCGCGGAATCGCTTTGCCGCATCCACCAGAGCACGGTGCTGGGGTCCATTTCGCCGCCCATGGCGACCGAGGACGCAAGGTCGACGGCCGCGTAAAAGCGGTCTCCGATATGGTTTCGCGCGATGTCGAACCGCACCGCTCCGATGGCCACGATGGCGGATCGCGGGCCGTTGCCCATGGTTTCCAGGTCTAGCATTACGTCTTGCATGGTGATTCCAATGTCGTCGAGGTCAGCAATCGACATACGGGCCGTCCGGCTCGCACCAATGCGTCACAGCGCCGGCCAGCTCGCCGCCGGTGCTGGCATCGAGCCATGCTATGCCGTCCCACCAGCCCGACGCCCACTCCGCGCTGCCGTCGGGGTAAACGACCCACATCAGCACCGTGGTGTCCGCGTCTGGCATCGTCCGGTCCGTCGCAATCCATGTGAGCGTGCTCATGCGAACGAAGGGGATCGCCTGGCACGGAGTCGGTGCGTTCATTGCATGGTCCTTAGTGGTAGTGCTGAAAAGGTACGGGGCGGCCCTTTCGGGCGCCGGCTGGTGCAGGGAGGAGAGAGAGATTGCCGGCACGGTCGCCCCGGGTTGATCGGTCAGATTGGGAGGGCCGCCTGGGGCTCGGGCTCGGGCGCGGGCGCAGCCTTTGTGCCCGCGACTTCGACGCGGGTGCCGGCCGCGACCAGGCGCACGAGGTCGTCCTGTGACGCCACCTCGAAGCCGAATTCATCGGCGACGTGGTGCAGCGCGCGGGCCGCGTTGACGGCGCGCACGAGGCGCGGCTTTATGTCGCTGATGCCCTTGGGCGCGATGACGTAGATCCGGGTGGCTGCATCCATTACTTCTTCTCCTGGGTGTTGGCGGGCTTCGCGAGCTCGGCGTCGCGCCGCTTGATGTCGGCCATCAGCGAGGCCTTGACCTCACCGTCAGGCATGGCCTGCACGTCATCGGCCAGCATGCCGAGGACATCGACGGCCGCGCAGTCGTTGATGCGCTGGCGGAAGATCGCCGGATCGAAGGAGATCTCGCCGGTCATCGGGTTGACGTTGGAGGGCGTGGCCGCAGAGTCGGCCGGATCGTCGTCGACGACATGGAACTCGCCGTCGATCACGGCGTTGTTCTGCTGGCTGATGCCGGCGTCGGCCTGCTCGTCCAGGCTCACCGCCTGCTGGATCTCGATGGACACCGGCAGAAACTTAAACAGGCGCCGCACGACGGTCTTCAGCGCCATGGCCGCGAAGTCCGTGACCCACGGGCCGTCATTGCCCGACTTCGAGCGCATACGGATCGCGTCAACCTCGGCGCGGCTCATCACGTCGAACTGAACGCCGCCGTCCTTCAGCTTGGCGACGGCGTATACGAAGCGCAGCTTCGAGGAGTCGGCGCGGTTCGGGTTCTGCCAGTCGGGTACGTGGTCGATTGTCGCGTCCAGGCCGAGGCGGCAGTCAAACTTGTCTCCATCGTAGACGGCGCGGGCGTCGATGCTCACGATCTGGCCGCTGCGGCGGGCCAGGTCGATCATGCCGCGGTAGCCGATGATGACCTGCGCTTCGGTGCGCACGGTGCGCCACTGGTTGCCGACCTTCTCGCGCTTGTCGAACGGCAGGATGTAGGCGTGGCCCAGCGCGTTGCCGGGTTCCAGGCCCAGCTGCGCGCACTGGATGACAGCGCCGAGAAACGACATCGGATCGCACTGCGCCAGTTTGGGCACCTTTCGCATTTCCGTGGTCGCAATGCGTGCCATGCGCTCGGGCGTCATGTGGCGGGGCAGGGCGGCCTTGATCTGCATCTGCACGTTGGACGAGGCCAGCAGTTGAGCGATGCTCTTGGGCTCCTTGTCCTTGGTGGCGACCTGGCCGGTCGCGATGGATTTGAGGGCGGCTGAACTCATGGGGGTTCCTTACTTCTTGAGGCGAAGCACGCGGATCGTGCTGGTGGTGGTGAACTGCTTGGCAATCTCGGGCATTGCTTCTGCGAGCGCCTTCTGGTCGAGTCGGGACGTGCTTTGACCCTTCCATGTGGCGATCTCCTTGCCCTGATAGGTCAGGGCAGCGAACGGGCTGATGAATTCGGCAATGTCGAACTGCAGTGCCTTCTCGGCCTCCTCCAGGCTCTTGATCTGCGCCTTGACATCGCGCAGGCGCTGCACGCGGTCAGCGATCTCTTGCGTCGCCGGCTTCGACAGGCCGTTGTCCGATGGGAACAGGGCTTTGATGTCGGCGAACAGCAGCGGGTCGGGCGGCACGTCCGCGAGAATGTGATCGATCCAGAAACTTGCGAGCTTCGGGCGCATGGCCTGGATCGTCTCGTCGTCGCGCACGGTCCAGTACACGTCAACGTCGTCGAAGGAGCGCAGGGCCGCCACGAGGCAGTAGCGCCGGCCAGTGACCATCAAGCCGAACATGAACTGCGCCGCGTACTCGATCGGCACGTCCTCGGTGTCCTCGACGCCCCACTTCTTGCGTGCGAACCCTGTCACGCTCTTGGCGTCGGCGTTGATGTGTTCGTTTTCGAAGACGACGATGGAGTCGCCGATCGCCACCGTGCCCGTCAGGCGAAGCTCGAAGTCGATCTCGCACGACATGAACGAGTAGTCGGGGTCGATGTAGCGTGCATTGCAGGCCGCCAGTTCGACCGCTAGGCCCATCGACACCAGCTTGTCGATAACCATGTCACGGATGAAGGGCTCCAGCTTGTGCCCGCGCTCGTAACGTTTGGAGGCGGCTACGTCCGGCGCCTCGGATTTCGCTCGTCCGGTCTTCTTCTGCCAGAGTTCGACCGGCGTCGACCACGGGCTGACGCCCATGACTGCGGCGGCATCGGAGCCGCCCAGGAACGTGCTGCGATCGGGCGCAGTTACTGCGATGGGTGCGTTCATGAATCTCTCCTCAGAAGGTTGCGAAGGCGACCGCAATCACGAAGATCGCGCTTGCCATGAAGATCAGGCGGCCAAGCAGGCGCCAGGTCGGCGTGCTGCAGTCGCGTTCGGTTTCGGCGCTGCGCACGCGCTGATCGCGCAGGTACTGCGCGCAGTCGGATCCGCCGCTGCAGAATGCGCAGTCGACGATGCATGCCGGCTGGCGCGGCTGCAGGCGCAATCGCAGCGCAGCCTGGTCGCGCTCCCACTGCTGGAGCAGGCGCTGGCGCAGGTCCAGATCTGCCTCGGTGACAGCGCCTCCGGCGTCGATTCCGGTGTGGGGCCACTTGCTCATAGTCCATCCTCCAGTCGGTCGATGCGGGCCTGCGTGGCGTCGGCTTGGCGGGCCCACTCGCGCATGCTTTCGGTTTCGGCGATGCCGGCCGCCCAGCACTCCCACATCCACACGTCATTGCAGCGGAGAGTCCAGCGCAGCCATGCGATCTGGGCCTTGGTGATGAGGCGGAGGATCATTGCGTATGCTCCTCGAAGGCCTGATCGGCGCGCGCCTCGTCGCGCAGCTGCTGACTGCGTTCCGCGTCGAAGTAGCCGGTCCAGGCCGGCGTGTCGATCGCGATGTCGCGCGAGTCCGGGTAGGCGCGGAATCCCCTCTCGTATTCCATGGCATCGGCCATGGAATGGAAGGCCGGGCGCATGCCGCAGCGCGCGCGATAGACGGTCGCCCGACTTGTTGCCTGCTGGCCCCGGATCACGTCGAATGCTGGGATGGGCCAGGGCATAAGCACCAGGTCGGAGATGCCTCTGTGGTCAGTGGTGGTGTTCTGGGTTGCCATCGTGGTCTTCGTGTTGCGATGTCCCATTTTGCGATAGTTTTCCTATCAAAGCAAGGGAAACTATCCATCGATCAATCACCTAATGCGTTACGTAGTTCCGCGCAGACGTAAAAAAGCCCGCGCCTGGCGGGTTGATCGGAAAGGGGAGAGTTCTCTATTCGCAGTAGAGGTGCCAACGCCCATTGAATCGCGCCGCCAGGTCACTGTTCGGCTCTGCACGGCCTGGAGGCTCGTCGAAAGTGACTTCGCCGGCGGCCACAATGGCGACGTACCGTGTCTGCCCAGTCATCCCGCCAAATCCGTTGCGCGAGTTGACCGACCCGCACCAGACGTTGACATGACGCGTGGACTTCCGTTCAGGGCCGAAATCAGCCGACCCCGGATCACGCAAATGCGAACGGACCAGAGCGCGGTGAGGTGGTTCGGCGGCCTGCTGGGGGGTTGCCCCTGGGGTGCGGACGAACGCGAACCAGAGCGCGGCAGCAATCACGGCAGCGGTAGCAAAGCCGGCGAAGAACATGCGCACAGGTGGCTCCTGGCAGTCAGCGGTAGCAGTTGCGCATGCTGCGCGCCTTAGCGGCGAGTTCGGCCCGAATCTTCGGGCTTGCCGTCACGCTGGCGGCCGATGTCTCGGCGTTCTGCATCTGCTGCTCGCTGTAGCATGGCTGCCAGTTCGGCGGGCGCGCGGCCTCGTTCGCGGCGCGCTTCTCGTCCGCGATCCTCATGTCTAGGCTGCGCGAGGCGTGAATGCGCGTCTTGCGGTCGCCGTCAGGCGTGCCTTCGACGACGTTGCCGGGCTCGACGGTGATCTCGCCGCTGCGGGTGCCGTCGCACGGAGCCTGCTGGAACGAGGTCGTTCCGTTGGCGGCCTTGCACTTGAACATGGTCTGTGCGCCAGCTGCAGGCGCAAATGCCAGGCAGGCAATCGCCAGGGCGTGCAGGGTGATCTTGATTGTGGTCATACCGCTCCACTCATGCGGCCGCTGGCCGCTGCCAGGATCTCCAACCCGTCGCGCTCTGCCTGCAGCTCGGGGTACGCGTCATTGTGGACGCCGGCCGTCCAGTTGCCGCCGACTCCAGGCAAATATCGCCGGACGTGCCGGCCGCCGTAGCGATCCTCGACCGGCACGCCGTCTCCCGGCTGCGGCTTGGCCGCGGTCTCGAAGATCAGCACTGTCCCGCGCGGTGTGCGCGGCGCGAGTGCATCGTCTGGCACCGCGAGACAGAACTGCGGCGGTAGTTCCCTGGATGACACGACCGACTCCCATGTAAATGTGGGAGGAGTGTCGAACGGGAGGTGTCTCATGTCGTGAGGCACCCCCGAATCGCGGGAGACATCGTAGGCCGGTGGGCACTTTCCTGCGGACAGCGGAGACGATTCGGCGCGGGCCAGCTGCTCAACGCTTACGCCAAGCACCTCGGCGATCTTGGCGCGCTTCGACGGGCGCGGCGTCGTGCCGCGTTCGCCCTCACGCTCCCATTGCTGCACGGCCGACCGTGAGACGCCGACCGCCGATGCCAGCGCTTCCTCAGACATGCGAAGCGCCAGGCGCCGGTCCCGGATCAGTCGGTGGATGCTCACGTCGCGAGCGTATGCGTCAGGGTAGATAGACCCACTTGCTCGGATAGATAAACTATCTATAATGCAGGGTATGGACAACACCAACGCCACCGCCATCGAGCGGGCCATCGAGTCAGCCGGTGGTATCACGAAGTTGGCCTCCGCTCTTGGCTTGAAGAGCCATGCGGTCGTCCATCAGTGGCGACTGAACCGAGTTCCGGCTGAGCACTGCCCAGCGATTGAGCGTGTAACGCACGGAGCGGTTCGGTGCGAAGACCTTCGACCCGATGTGGCATGGGGCGTGCTGCGCGATACGGCGGCCGAAGAGAAGGCCGCCTAGGACATGCCGGACGTCAGCAGGTGCCACGGCCCCGGCAGCGAAGGCAATCCGTTCGACCACGCTTCTGAGGCCTGAATGTCCATTGAACGCAAGGACGTGCGCTTCAAGCTTGCGCCCGATCTTCACCAGGCCCTGACCGTACTTGCCGAGTGCGCGCAGGTCGACATCGGCGAGTACGTCGAGATGGTGGTCCAGCGTGATGTGCTCCGGCGCGTCCATGAAGCCAGTCTGATCGCCGCCGCTGCGCAGCGTGCGGGAATCGCAGGGATTGGTCGGGAATCTCCGGTATTGGCTGGGAACTGGAGGGCGTCGACATGATGCAAGGCGACCTCCTGGCCGGCGTACCGATGCGCATGATTGCCGCCCGCGCCGCCGGTGACGCCGCGATAGCGCGCGGCGCCGAGAAATCCACGCGCATCGACCCGGCATTCCTTGAGCGGGCCGGTGCCCACATGCTGGCCTACCTCGACCAGCACGGCGTCTCGTCCGGCGAACTGCTCACCGATGCCTGCAAGCTCGCTGGCATCACCTCCACCGATGACCGCCACTTCGGCGCCGTCTTCCGCCGCCTGCAGGCCAGCAAGCTCATCCGATGGGCCGGAGAGTGCCGGCGCACCAAGGGCCACGCCACGCGCGGCGGATCGCTGTAAGAGAGGGTGCCGACGTGAGAGTTGACACGGTCCTGCTTCCCGCGGATTCAGATGCCTAATCGAATCCTCCGCGAGGGCATCCTTACCAGTGAGCGGGTCAACCTGCTCAACTGGGAGCAAGAGGTTTTTTATCGCCGGCTGATGTCTGTCGTCGACGACTACGGGCGCTTCAGCGCGCACCCATCGCTGCTACGTGCAGCTCTCTATCCCCTGAAACTCGACACCGTTCGAGACGCCAACCTGGAACGTTTGCTCGCGTCTGTCGTGCAAGCCCGCCTGGTCCGTGTCTACGAGGCTGCGGGCAAGCGGTATTTGGAGATGCTGGACTTCAGGCAGCAAACGCGCGCAAAGGAGAGCAGATACCCGCCGCCGCCACGCCCTTGCGCAGCATATGCTACGCAAGCGCAAAGCATCAGCGAAGCATCTGCGCCCGTATTCGGAGACGGAGACGGAGACGGAGACGGAGACGGAGGCGGTTCCGCGCGTGCCCGCGCGAAGCGCCCGCCAAAGGTTCCGATGCCGGAAGACTTCGGTGTCAGTCCGCGGGTTCAGGCATGGGCTACGGAGCGCGGTTTCGCGGAGTTGCCGCAGCACCTGGATGCGTTTAAGCGTAAGGTGGCCGCGCACGGCTACAGGTACACCGACTGGGACGCTGCGTTCATGGAGGCGGTCCGAGAGGACTGGGCCAAGCTGCGCGGAGGGTCGGCAAACGGCAAGGCGCCGCCGCCGGAATCTGAACGCAATGGCGGGTGGCACGAGACCCGCGCCGGCATCGAGTCCAAGGGCGTCGAGCTTGGTATCGGCGCATGGGATGAGACCGCGTTCAACGCCGGAATCGGTGAGCAGTGGCCGGTGTACCGCCGCCGCGTGTTCGCGAAGGCCGGGCATACGCCAGTGAGGGCAGCATGAGCTTCGACGATCCCCCGTCGACCTTGATCGACGCCGACATCAGCCGCGTCCCTGGCGCCGCGTCGCGGCCATCGGGCTACTTCTGGGCGACTACGGAGCTGGCCACGCTGCGCGCGGTGTATCCGGTCGGCGGAGTGGCCGCCGCCATGGCCGCGCTGCCGCACCGCAAGCGCTCCGCGATCTACGGCAAGGCGCGTCAACTCGGCGTCAATGCACCACGGCAACTGGTCGGAACCGCCGGCAAGCGATTCGCGAAGAAGTACCCAACGACAGACCAGATAGACCAGGCCATCCGCGACGGGTATGCCACGGCCACGAAGCGCGGCGACTACACCGCCATCGCAGTTCGGTGCGGCCGCCCGGCATGGTGGGTGCAAAAGCGTGCCGCAGTCCTCGGCGTGACCCGGACCAACCGGACGCGCCTGGATGCGTGGAAGGCAGCCGAGATCGAGATCCTCGAGGAGTGGGCGCACTGCGACGCCAAGGTCATCCGCCAGAAACTCGCACGCGCCGAGTTCGATCGCACCTTGACCGCCATATGCATTCAGATCAAGCGGCGCAAGTTAGACCGGACCGACCCGGACAAGTGGACAGCCCCTGACCTTGCCGGACTGCTTGGCGTCAACCCGGCGACCATCGCAGACTGGATCAATCGCCGCGGCCTGGCTGCCACGAAGCGCACGCATGGTCCGCACGGTGTGTGGGTGCTGCATCGGCGCGACGTGCGCGCATGGATCCGCGCCAATCCACGTTTCGTGGACCTGCGGCGCGTTGATCAGCCCTGGTTCATGGACTTGGTCTTCGGAAGTAACTCAACATGATCGACTTCACCGACCCGGAGTCGATCCGGGCCTGGCTCAAGATAGACCGCCATCGGCATCTGCGCCAGCTGCGCGCGCTGTACCGGCTCGCGCTGTTCGCTCCGTTCCGCGACGCCATGACGGAGGCCGCACGATGACGCCAACCAACATCGCCTTCGTGATCCCGGGCGAGCCCCAAGGAAAGGGCCGTGCACGCATCGGCAAGGTCGGCGATTACGCACGCATGTTCACGCCGGCCAAGACGGTCGCCTACGAGGGCCTGATCGCGCTGGCGGGTCAGCAGGCCATGGCCGGCGCAGATCCGATCCCAGGGCCCGTTGCCGTGGAAATCGATGCCGTGCACACCATCCCCGCGTCGTGGTCCAGGAAGCGCCGCGCCGAAGCTGCAGGAACCCCGGCCGGGTGCAAGCCCGACATCGACAACATCGCCAAGGCCGTCGCGGACGCCGCCAACGGAGTGATATGGGTCGACGACAAGCAGATTTCCAGACTGACGGTGACGAAGGTCTACGGCGAGCAGCCCGAGGTGCGCGTCAGGGTGGCCGTGCTGTGACACCGAAGCAGGCTCTCTTCGTCGCCGAGTACCTCAAGGACCTAAATGCGTCCGCGGCGGCTCGCAGGGCCGGCTACAGCACCAACCGAGCCGACGCGATGGGCTTCGAGAACTTGAGGAAACCCGAGATCGCCGAGGCTATCGCCGCAGCCAAGGCCGAACGCGCCGAGCGGGTGCAGGTCGACGCCGACTGGGTCCTACGCCGGCTGCACGAAGAGGCTACGGCCGACCTCGCGGCCCTGTTCAACGACCAGGGCGGCATGCGCCCGATCGGTGAGTGGCCGGAGACGTTCCGCCGCGGCATCGTCGTCGGCATCGAGTCGTACGAGGAGTACGCTGGTCGTGGAGATGAGCGCATCGCGGTCGGAATGGTCAGGAAGATCAAGCTATCGGACCGGATCAAGCACGTCGAGCTGATCGGCAAGCATGTCGACGTCGGGGCATTCCGCGATCGTGTCGAGCACACCGGCAAGGACGGCGGTCCGATTAAGACCGACAGCGCGGTGCAGTTCTACCTGCCGAGCAATGGACGCTGACACACCCGACATCAGGCCACAGCCCGGGCCGCAGGAGCGGTTCCTTGCGACGGCTGCCGACATCGCGATCTACGGTGGCGCAGCCGGCGGAGGCAAGAGCTGGGCGTTGCTGCTGGAGCCGCTGCGTCACGTCACCACGAACGGAGAGTTCGCGGCGGTCTTCTTCCGGCGCAACACCGTCCAGATACGCAATCCGGGAGGTCTTTGGGACGAGAGCGCGAAGCTATATCCACTGGCCGGCGGAGAACCGGTGCAGCACGTCCTGGAGTGGCGTTGGCCGAACGGCGCCAAGGTCAAGTTTGCGCACCTCGAGCACGAGAGCACAGCCTTCGACTGGCAGGGCGCGCAGATCCCGCTGATCTGCTTTGACGAGCTGACGCATTTCACCAAGAGCCAGTTTTTCTACCTCTTGAGCCGCAATCGCTCATTGTGCGGCGTGAGGCCCTATGTGCGGGGGACATGCAACCCGGACTCCGAAAGCTGGGTTGCCGAGTTCATCGCGTGGTGGATCGACCCGGATACCGGAATTCCAATCCCTGAACGCGCAGGCGTTCTACGGTACTTCGTCCGGGTCAATGACGCGATCTTGTGGGACGACTCGCCGGAAGAGCTACGCAAACGGTTTGGCGCCGATGTAGAACCCAAGAGCGTGACGTTCATCGCCGCCAAGTTGAGCGACAACCAGGCGTTGATCAAGGCTGACCCTAGCTATGCGGCGAACTTGAAGGCGCAGAACGCCGTGCAGCGCGCCCGGCTCCTGGACGGGAATTGGAAAATACGCCCGGCCGCAGGCCTGTATTTCCGGCGCGAATGGGTGCGCGTGATCGACGCGGCGCCGGCCGGGCTGACCTGGATCAGGTTCTGGGATCTGGCCGCTACTGAGAAGACCGACGATAACGACCCGGACTGGACGGTTGGTGTACGCATGGGCGTGAAGCGTGGGGCAGAGGGCCGCGTCGAGCGCATCGTCGTGGCTGATGTGCGCCGCCTCAGAGAAAGTCCGATGCGCGTCGAGCATGCGGTGATGAATACGGCGCAGGCTGACGGGGTCGGGGTGCGCATCGGCCTGTTCCAGGACCCCGGCCAGGCTGGCAAGTCGCAGGCTGCCGCGTTCGTCCGCATGCTGGTCGGCTACACGTTGACCGTTCACCCGATCAGTGGCGACAAGGTCACGCTGTTCGGCCCGTTGTCCGCGCAGTGCGAGGCCGGCACGGTGGAGTTTGTCCGCGGCGGGTGGAACGACGATCTGTTCACGCAGCTTGAGGGGTTCCCAGACGCCGCGCATGATGACGACGCTGATGCCTGCAGCGGAGCCTTCAACGCACTGTGTGGGGCGCGTACGGCCGCGCCGGTCGGCGCCAGCGTCTCGGGCCTATGAACGCGGCAGAACTCCTCGAAGTGGTCCACGCGCTCGACATGCGCGTCATTGCGCGCGTTCGCCGACTGGAGGCCGCGATTCGGCTCGCGAAGTCCGGGGTGAGCCGGCGCGAAGCCAGCGGCATCATTCAGCGCCAGTTCGGAGTGGCGCAGGCCACCGCTTGGCGAACGGTTGACGTAGCCTTCGACCTGGCCGGCCCTATGGAGGACGCACAGTGACTCCGCAGCAGGAGCGTGCGCTGCTCGATGCAACGTCCGCGGGACTGGACGACGAGCTTCGCGACGCCTATCACGCGATGGTGCAGCGCATCCGTGACGGCGTGGCGCCGCGCGACGCCGTGCAGCAGGCCATGGACGCATTCACGGGGGATATGGCATCGACGATGTCCACGGCGCTGTCGGCGATCATGGACGCGGCAGTCGGCACGGAAGCGGTGCAGGCGCTGGAGGTTGGCACCATATCTCTGTCGCGTCGGCTGTACGCCGAGGCGGCGTCGGTGTCAGCGACCGTCGAATCGATCGTTGCCAAGCACGCTGCCGGTTTCTCGGATTCCCGCGCGCTGGCCCTGCGGCTGTTCGAAGGATACGCATTTCGGGATCCAGCGGAAGAGCCCCTGCAGTTCAACCCCCGCGAGCAGCGTTTGCCGAAGTACATGCGCGAGGCGCTTATTCCGGACACCGGACTGCAGCGCGGATTCGCGCGGGCCTACGCCGGTCTCCAAGTGGACGGTCTCAAAACGGGTACTCTGCGCGCGGCCTATTCCGGGGCTTTGGAGGCGATCGACGCGCTGGAGGCTGGCAGGGGTGCCACGGTGCTAGAAAACAAGCTCAGAGTGGCCTTTTACGAGCGCTTGAGGTACTTCTCGACCCGTATTGCCATCACCGAATTGCATCGGGCTGCGATTCGGCGCGAGGCACTTCTGATCGCGGATGATCCGACAACGCTTTACGTCGAGGTCAAGCGCGCGCCAGGCGGGGAGCCGTGCATCTGCGTGCTCTACGCCGGCCGCGACCGCTACGGCCTGGGGGCTGGCGTCTACCCGAAATTTCGAGCCCCGCTGCCTCCGTACCACCCGCACTGCCGCTGCATCCTGTCGCCACGGCCGGACCTGTCGGCGCGCAAGCCAATCGAGGACGCCGAGGCAGATGCCTACTTTCTGCGCCGCCTGAACGAGCCCTTGGCCGGGCGTGTCATGGGTAGCCAGGCCAAGCTTGGGCGCGTGTTGACGGGCCAGTCGGCTGACTCGGTGCACAACGCCAGTTTGCCACCCGAGTACAAGGTCAGGACGCTCGGCGCCTAGTCAGGAGCGACCATGTCGACGCGGCAGGCCATGAGCTTGTACGCGTCGAGCCTGTCCTCGTCGGTGATGGTCTCGACGTATCGATGACCGAGATTGTGGATTACCGAACGGATCGCCGATTCGAGCGCGAACAGGTTCGCATATACGGTTTCCAGCCCTTCACTCAGGTTCGTCGCATGACCGAAGTACACCAGCACCTCGACGGTCCGCCCGGAGTAGGGTTTGCCGGGAGTCAGCCTGGATGGGACAAGCCGAATCAGCGGGTAGTCAGCGGGTCCGATATTCGCCTCCAGACCGATGGCGCAGGAGTTGACGCCGGAGATGACGGCAAGCGCATCGCGCGCCGTTGCGAGAGTAGTCATCGCGCTCATTTCAGGATCGCTCCAGCGGGATCGACATCAGGCCGATGTTGCTGATGGTCTGCGCCTGAACAGCGGCGGCTTGCAGGGCCTGCGGCAGCAGCGCCTGCAGCTGCTGACGGTAGGTCTTCAGTTTGGCCGCGAACAGGTCGTCCGGGTCGGCCTGGTTCTCCATCGCGGCCAGGATGTAGCACTGGACGACGACCAGGCGCTCGGTCCACTCGGCCGATAGCGTAGCGCTGCCGGCGAGCACCGCAACGTCGTCAGCTGCGCGACCTTCGCGCTCTGTCGTGCAGAACTTCACCAGATAGGCATCGTGGTAGGTGTAGGTCGTCATGCGGTGGACTCCTTGAATGCGGCATCGACGATTGCCGAATACTGGCGGACGGCAGCGTCGGCTGCGTTGATCAGGTACGGGTCGCCGCGGTAGCCAGGGTGATTCACCCTGCCGGCGAACACGTATCCGTTGCCGGAAACCCAGCGAAGCGCGCGCTTGTTCTTCGGGACGATGACGTGCGGTCGGGTTCCCCAATGCACAAAACGGGCATGCGCGGCGATGCTCGGATCGTTCCCGACTTCGCGGCCTCCTGGGATCAATCGGTTGTAAAGCGACCGTCGTAACGCTCCGATTTTTGTGTGCCGGTCTATGCCGGCAAGCGCTGCGTCGAATGCGACGACGGCCAGGCGGGCCAGCACGATCTGCTCGACGCGCTTGGGGAGCAGCCTGATGTCTCGCACCGCGACATCAACTCCCGAAACGAGGACTTGGATCGGCATGGCTTACGGGTAGGTTGCCGACCACGTCGTCGGCGGGTAGGTAATGGAGGCGCTGCCGATCCCTGTTGCCGTAGCGGGCAGATGCGTGCCGGACGGGAACGGGAACGTGCCTGATGCATCGCCGGTCACGGTGTAGGCGTTCGACGAACTCGGCATGGAGAAGGTGAACGCCTGCCCCGCCGGGGCCACGATATCTGCGGGGTTGAATTCCAGGGGGCCAAACGGGTACGCGGAGGGATCCGCGCCGGGGTCGGTCAGGCCGAGGAATATCTGCGCCGTGGTAGCTCCGTCAATGTACCAACCGGACCAGATCGGGTAGGTACGGCTGACGTAGGCCGGTGACGTGAACACGGCTCCGCTGCTGGGGGTGGTGATGATCGTTCGTGTGATCGTGATGTCGATCGTAGCGTTTTGCACGACGCCGTAGAAAATCTCATCGTCCAACAGGTACGGGGCGCCGACTGGCGTGAGGTTCAGGGTCCACTCGATGTCGACCTGCACCGTCGGCGCCAGCGCGTAGTTCGCGAACTTCGTAATGCTGGCGGTGACCGTTCCGTCAGATCGCGACAGCGTCGCCACTGCGTCGTTCCAGCCCATGAATTTCTGAATGCCGGTCGGCGTTGGGGCGGTGACGGCATCCCAGGTGTCGCCGATGTTTTTGTCCTGGCTGCTGATCAGCGACGGATTGCCGAAGTCCAGTGGCAGGTAGCCGCGGGTGTAGAACAGGCCTACCGTTGTTGAGCACGGCTTGGGGTTGTCGAGAAACCCGACAACGGTCGGCAGAGCCCAGATCTGCCCGAGAAACTCAACCACGACCCGATCGCCGACTTGGAACGCGCGCGAGTTGCAGGTCATATATCTAACTGGAACCGCGCTCAGTTCGCCCGACTGGTTGATACCCAGTCTTTGGGAGTCGCTCGACTTGGCGTCGAACAGCGAGACGCCGGCGGTGTTGGCGTCGTGGTTCAGCGCGGTGATGATTCCCCAGCGGTAGGTAGGGAGAAACTTCTGCCAGCCGGGCTCGATCGCCGCGTTGAAGAACAGCTGCGACGGCGACATGATTTCCCGCGCCGTCATGACGCCGTCCGCCGGCTTCCACGACCTTCCGCCTGCCTGCACCAGCGTCAGGTCCGATTCGCCGTTGACATCGATCGTTGCCACGTACCCGGAGGCATCCTCGGTGTAGTCTGTACACCATGCCGACTTCATCCGCAGTGGGTCGAAGGCTTGCCATTCCGCGATCTGTTTCACGACATCGGCACGCTGCAGCTGCAACTGTTCAAGGCGGATGCGGGCGTCCGTTTCTGGTTGGTCGTAGAACATCAACTGTCGGCGGGCGAGGTTGAAGGCGTTGACGGCAATCGCACTCGGGACCCCAAGAAAACTAAAGCTGGCGACGACCTGATCGGTTGCCACTTGCACGGCAGCGCGCTTTTCGTTCGCTGCGGCGGTCGCATCAGCAAGCTTGACAGTGGCCTCGGAGATCTTCAGGTCCATCTGCACCAGCAGCGCGGCAAGCGCGGCGAGAACGCTTGTCCTTGCCTCCGATCCGTAGTCGCACTCGATCACGTAGCGCCCGGATGGCCCGCCGCTGACAATGCGCGCATAGCCCATCAGGCGCGCTCCCCAACGTCCATGTAGCAGTCGTTGCCGGGCGCATAGAAATTTATGTAGTCGACCAGTATTTCGGTCAAGTCCAGGTAGGCGCGCTGGCCTGGACGCAGCGACCAGTCGATCGAGCAGCGCACCCGCATTCCGTCGGCGTAGGTGCTCACCGAACGCACACCGGTCAGCGTTCGATCGGTGAGCACTGGAGGCGCCTCAGAGGAAGTCAGCGCGGCCGCGTAGCCAGACAGCGTAGCGGTGTAGTTGAACGCTCCACGGTCAAGGATCAGCGTTTGCGCCGGGGCGCGCGCCATCTCATAGTCGATCGTCGTACCGTTGGAAAGGGTCAGAACCTGGCTGATGACGAAGTCAGTAGCGACAGCGATAGCCGTCGCGTAGGTGTCCGCGGCGGGTATCACACACTGGACGTAGCAGGCGGCGTCGGTCTGCAAAGTAGCCTGCCACGAACTGATCGGGACGCGAACGACGCCGGTCGGCGTGACGAGGTCCATCACGAATATCGTCGACGACGGGACGATCAGCTCGCGGATGTCGTCAAACGCGACGAGGAGGGGCTGCTGCAGCACGCCAGAATCCGCGAGCCAGCCCGCTGGCGCATCGCGGCCCAGCAGGGCAGGCGCACCCAGTGGGCCCGAGATGTCTGCGATGTAGCCATCGGCCACGGCATCATCCGATCGTTGCGCTCAGCAGAGTCACGGTCGTTCCGGAAACGATGGACAACGTATTGAGGACCAGCTTTCCGGAAACAGCAGTCGAACCAGCCTGCGTCGGCAAGCTCAGATAGACGGTGCCCGAGCTGTTGCAGATTTCGCCGTAGGCCGCGGTGCCGTTCGCGTCGGCTGAAGTATCGGGGCCCGCGATAGACAGTGTGAGCTGGCCCGTCGTGCCGTTGACCGATCCGCACGGGTCCGAAAGCGGGATGGTGGCGAGAAGCACATCGGCAGCGTCACGGATGCGGACGAAGCCGGCGCCAGCCCCGGAGTCGACCAGGTCGCGAAACGATGTATGCGCGGCGACTTTTGCCGCGCCGGAGTAGGTAGCAGTAGTAGGGACGGTCATCGCGGACCCTTAGGCTGATAGTTTGGCGGTGACGAGAAGCCGCAATGTGGAGCGCGGCGGCTCTACCCGATAGGTTTCGGGCGACGCCCGATAGACGCCGTGCCGCGTAGCGATCTGCAGATCCCGGTAGGTTTCGACAAGCCGCACGATGGCGGCCTCGAACGCGGCGTCGCCCGTGCTCCACGCCACGTCGATCGTGCGATCGGAGTCGGAAAATCCGAAGTCGTTGACCACGGCGCCGCCGTCGAGCGTCGCGATGCGGTTGACGCGCCGCGCGGTATCGCCGAGCTTGCTGGCCGGCAGCGCGTCGATCTGGACGACACCAGTCGGGTCGAACTCGATGGCGGACAGTACCGTCAACATATCATCAGACCCCGAGCAGGAGCTTCAAACCATCCTGATTCACGCGTGTCTGAATAGCCTTCAAAATTTCCCACATGAAAGCCTCCAGGTGGGGCTTGAGTCCGGACCCGTCGACCTTGATGAGTGCGTCGCCGCGCTGAAGGTTTTGGGCTTGCGCGCGGAGAACTTCGATCTGAGCCTGGGTCAGATCGGCTTGCATCCGCAGGGCGCGTTCTCGGTTCGCATTCTCGATGTCGATCTGCGCCATTAATTTCCCCTCGACGCGGGAGTCCAGCCATTTGCCGCTTGCCAAGATGCCGAATGCACTGTTGATCAGGTCGCCGGTGCTATTGATCGTTTGATTGATCGAGTCAAAGGCAGACTGAATGCGCTTCGTGTCGGCCTCGACCTGCGCGACGTTGGTCGTGACGCGCGCTTCGATGAGCTTGATGCGCTCGTTCGATGCGATCTTCTCCATCTCGATCCGCCATTGCTCGGCCTTTTCCTTTGCGCGCTGCGCTTCGTCGGCTTGTTTGCGGATGGCGTCTGCCGCTGTGCGCGCGCCGGTTGTCAACTGGGCTTGTTTATCGTCCAGGTTTCGCAGTCCGGTGGCGAACTCGTCGGCGGACAACCGGCCTGCCTGGAAAGCGGTCGTCAAGCCATCGCGCAAAGCTGCGAGATCTGAGCTTTCGGTGATGCGTTTTAGCGTCGCTTCAAGCCCTGCAAGTACCTGCGTGCCTTTGACGCTCTCCGAAGTGGTCAGGGTATCGAACGCTGCGAGAACCTCGGAGATGTCCTTCTTGATCTTGTCCGGGTTCACCCCGAGCGTCTTGAATGCATCGGCGACATCTTTGAGCGCTTGAGTTTGAGCGTTGGCCTGGCGGGTCAGGCGTTCGGTCTCGGCGGCCGATTGATCGGAGTACGCGGCTGACGCTGCCGTAGCCTGGCGCGTGAGTCGCTCAGTCTCGGCGAGGGATTGGTTGAGCCCATCAGGGCCGGCAATCTTGTCGCTGGCATCGTTGGCGCGCTTTGACGCCAGTTCCAGTTGCGCATTGAATACCTCGAACGACCCCCCTCGGAGCAAATCGCGAACCGCGACGAACTGAGCGTTGAGCAGCTCGTAAGCGCCACCGAGAGAGATCACAGCCTTGGTCGCAAACTCTATTCCGGTAGTCGAGAACGCGCCCGAATTCCCGATCGTGTTCAGCGTCAGGTCGAACTGGTTCTTCAGCCGGTTCATCGCCGCGGTGTAGCCGTCTACAGGCGCAGCGCTCCCAAAGGTTTTCTGTAGCTCGGCAGCGAACTTAGGCAGGAAATCGACGGCGGTGAGCTTGCCTGCTTCCAGGAGTTTCCCGAGCTCTTCTGTCGTTACGCCGATCGACCGCGCGGCAATACCGAAAGCGCCCGGCAAACGCTCCCCTAACTGGCCGCGCAGTTCCTCTGCGCTGACGGTGCCTTTCGAGACGATCTGCTGAACCGCGAGCAGCGCACCTTGAGTGTCAGCCGACGACCTGCCGAGGTTCGCCATCGCCCCGGATACAGCCTCGAATATGGCCCGGGCCTGGTCGCCTTCGAGGGCCGTCCCCTTGGTGGCGGCCAGCAACGACACGTATGAGTTGCTCGTGTCTCGCACGGACAGGCCGAGCCGATCAGATGTGCTGCGCAGGTACTCCAGTTCTTTTGCTGCTGCAGCGCTGCCGCCGGTGATCTGGGTAGCTGCGCGCGTAAAGCGCTCTACCTCGACATTGGCGGCGATGAACGCCTGATACAGCTCGGAGATCGAGAAAGCCGCGAAGGCACCAGCAAGAACGCCGCCGGCAAGCGTTGCGAGGCCGCCGAGGCGGTCGACTTCGTCGCCGACCTTGCGCACCCCATCGCCTGCCGCACCGATGCCCTGCAGGCCCTTCTCGACGCCGGCCAGAGCCGCGGATGTCTGGTCCTCGCCCTTGAAGACGATCGACACGGTCTTGGCTACGTCAGCCACGATGGGCGCTCTCGCTTGCCTTGCGGTCGAAGTAGGCGGCCCAAAGGCAGATCTCTTCGTCCGTCAGGTAGCCCTGGGGGAACAAGTCCGGCCGATGTTGGTAGAGGTAGCCGCCGCGCATGTCGACGAGCCTCATTGAGGCGCTGAGGCTGTCGTCGGCTGCGAGGCGGCTTGAGGCTTTACCAGGTCGAACCCCTTGCCGGTCAGTTCCGTGATCTCGTTCGTGAGCGTCAGAAACTCGATCGGGAATGCCTCGGCCAGTTTCACGGCGGTCGGCAGGTCGATCGCAGGAGTCACGGCTCCGTAGACCAGCATCTCGAGCCGTTTTGCTATCTCGCCCGGGGTGTCCGCAGTCAGCCCGAGGGCCTTGCGCACGGCGCCGGCTTGGTCGCCGGTCGTCGCAATGGCCTTGACGATGGTTTCGATGCTGGATTGCCGCTTCCCGGCGTCCAGCGCCTTGTGTAGCTCGTTCGTGGTGAGCCCACGAACCACAAAAACTGGATCCTCGCCATCGCTGAAAAAAGGCGCGAGTGCCGGAGCTGGCACCCGCGCCTGCCGCGCTTCGAGCTTCGTCCTTTCGAACTTTGCAGCGTCGAACGGCATCAAGCCACCTCGGAGGCGGCAGTTGAGGCGGAGATCGTGCAGGCCGCCTGGATGGAGTCGCCGGCCGGGAACGTGCGCGCGATCCCGAGCTTGCCCTGGGAGAGCAGGTAGGCCGATGCGTAGCGGTCCGGAAAGAACTTGAACCACAAGGTCTGGTTCTTCAGGCTCACCAGTGCGTCGGCAACTCCGTTGGTCAGGTATGCCGTGAACGATCCTTGCCCGAGCGTGCTGGACGTGCTGCCCAGCGTCGTGCCATATACCTGGGTCGAGCTGACGCTGTGCGAGGTCTCGGGCGGCACGAAGTCAGATGCCAGGGCGACATCTGCAAAGATGGGAGATGCGTAGCTGGCGTACACGGCTTTCGGCACGGATCCCGTGTGGATCAACGGCAGGACATCGTAGAACCGGACCGTGCCGCCGTTGTAGTTGGTGTCATACAGCGGGAAGTCGGCGCGTTCGGTGTGCAAGCCGACAACCTGGTAGATCTGGCTCGCCGATAACGCCGCCGCAGCGCTGGTCGTGACGCGTACCTGAGCGATTTCGATCGAGCCAACCGGGATCAGCGGAGGGCCCCCGGCCGCAGCGCGTGTTTCGCTGAAGGTCGTCGATGCGCCGTCGGTGCCGGCGACGACCGCAAGCGCCGCGCTGGAGTTGATGGTGATCGAGCAGACTTTTGCGACGTTGCCTGCCGGCCTGGTGATCGCGATCGACCCGGCGCTGACGCTCGCGACGACGCCGGCCAGGTTGCACGTCAGTGCGGCGACCGCAACGGTATCGTTGGTGGCATGCGGCGTCACCGCCCCGCCAGTGAGCAGGCCGTTCGGTCGCACGACGGGCGCGTAGCCTGAGCGCTGGGACCAGAGGGTGGCCGCGCTGGTGAATGTGGTGGCGTCACCGGAATTGGTGAGCGCCGACATGGCGACAGCCGATTGGCCCGCCTCGTATTGCAGCTTTGCGTTTTCAGCGGTCGCCATTTAGGCCTCCGTGTTGGGTTGCTTGCGTGGGCGCCCACGACGACGCGGAGCCTCTGCCGGAGATCCGCTGTCGGCATCCGGGCCGACGCCCGTCTGGTCGTATGGATCGTGGATCTCCGGATCGAAGTCGGCCGCATTGATGACGACGAACGGGCCTTGGCTGGCCGCGTCCGTCGAAATCACGCGCATCGTCTTGGGCGTATTGGTCATCAGCCGAGCAGCAGGGCCGCGTGTTCGGGCTTGATCATCTTCACGCCCCATGCGCAGGCGACCTCCCAGTACATCTGGCGGTACTCGGCGTACTGCGAGATTTCGAACGACAGGCCCGAGCGCGGGTCGGTCACCGTGGTTCGGTCAATTGCCATGTCGCCGCCGGACGGCAGCGCAGGCAGCCGCTGAGCGAGCACAATCGCGCCGCGGTGGAACGCCATCGACCGCGTCGAACTGGCAACGACCGTGATGGCCGTGGCACTCGTGGCGATCGCCTTGCGCAGCCCCGGCGCGGCGAGAACCACGGTGCCGCCGTTGGACGTATCGGCATCGCCAGTGGTGACAACGTACTGGTTTGTGTCGCCCGCGAACGTGATCACATCACCGGCGAGAATGTTGCCGGTGCCGGCCGACGCCAGCGTGATCGTGGTCGCGCCGACAGCATAGCCGGCGGTGTTGGTTGTCGCCGATGCGCCAGTGCCCTTGGTGAACGACACGATCTGGCCCGACTCGCGGACCATCATGCCGTTGATGTCGAGCAGAACCCCCTGGCGCAGGATCGAGTCTGTCCCGGCATCGGCAGCGGCGGCTTGCTTGCCGCGCACGTTGGCGCCGGCCGTCGTGTCGAGCACCAGCTGCAGGTCGGTCTGCGGGGCGCCGTTGTCGACCAGGATCTTTCGCGCCAGGGATGCGCCGGTGTAGTCGTTGGCGGTGCCAAACGGAGTCGTACCCGCAGTGCCCGCGGCGCGCGAAGCGGTGGCATGCAGGGCGGCCAGGTCGGCTTCCATCTCGTTCGAGAGAGTCCGGAAGGCCTGCTGGATCTGGTTGGCACGGATCGACTGTGCACCGTGACCAGCGTTGACAGAAAGCTCTTCCTCGCCGTTCCAGCGAATCGGTACCTTGCGGACCTTGCTGATCGACAGAGTCGTGTTGCCGATCGTCTGGTCTCCGGTATCCGGCGGCGTGACGCCCGGGGTGACATCGCTTGCGGCAGCGGCGGGCGCGGTGAAACTGCGCACCGTCTGGTCCTTGGCCGCGCGCTGGGCGACGGCATCGAGGGTGACGGAAGGGATCAGGCCGATCAGTTCGCGGCTGACGACATCGAGGTTCGCGTACAGCTCGGGGATCAGGTTGGTCAGGGTGTTGGCCACGGCGGGCTCCTATATGTAGGGTCAGGTCAATTGAACGCCGGCTTTGGCCGCTTCCACGCGCTGCGTGGGAGGTAGCGACTCGAACTCGGCACGGGTCATGGTCTTGCCGGCGGCGCCTCCTGCGCCAGGCTGGCGAGCACCCGCACCTCCCGTGCCGGTGGGTTTGAGCAACTCGGGGCGGCTCTTCGCCACGCCGGCTACTCCATCCTTTACCGAGACGAGTTTTCCGTCATCGGCCTTGAAGAACACCTCGTCGCCCTCCCACGTCAGCCGGTTGGCGACGTAGGACTCGACGATGTCGCGGGCGACGAACTCATGACCGCCCAACGCGTCGGCGACTGCTGCGCGCTGCAGGCTGCTGCGATGCTTGCCAATTGCCTCGTCGCGCGTTTTGTTCGCTTCGGCCAAGTCACGTTCAAGCCGCTTGACGCGGGCCTCGAACTGCTTCGCGGCTTCGGCTGCACCCTTGGCGTCCGGCATACTGTCGAGTTCGTCATCCGAGTCGAGACCGAGTTTTTCGAGGGCCTTTACTTTGAATGCCTTCAGCGCCTCGTTCTCGGTCTTTAGACCCTTTCGGCCAGAGATCGACTCGTTGCGAGCGGCATCGCGCTGCCCGACCAGGTCGGTGACGTAGGCCTGAAGCGTGGCGAACTTCTCGTTGCCGAGCGCTTCTTTCAGGGTTTCGATGTCCATAGGCCTCACGCCTGTAGTTGGTGACCGCGGCAGGCTATTCCTGCCACCATTCATGGCGCGAATGCTTGACGATGCAGACTGACTTTGTGGACTCGAATACCCGCCGATGACCGCCGATAACTCTGCGACGCGCTTCCGCTTCATCGCGCACGCGCTTAACGGGGACGGCCCGTTTCGACCTTCGGTGTCGTATGACGGCAGCGGCAACCCGGTATCGGTAAGCGCGTGCGCGCTGGTGCGCTACCCGCGCGAATCGATGGCAAAGTACGCGCGGCGGTGCGAGGTCGCCTTTTACTCGTCTCCGTTGCAGCGCGCATCCTCGCGCTTCGTCGGATACTTGACGACCAAGCCCGTAGCTCGCGAGGTCCCACACGAGCTATACCAGCGGATGGTCGGCGACATCGACGGGCGCGGTAGCGATATCGATACCTTCTGGTCCGGTTTCGGCGTAAACGCGAAAGCCCGCGGATCGATGTTGCTGCTGGTCGACATGCCGCCATCGATGGCGGACACCTCGACGCTGGCCCAGCAGATTACCAACCGCGTCGTTCCGTTTTGGTCACAGGTTCTCCCTGAGGACCTGACCGCATACGAGCTCGGCGACGATGGCAAGTTCACGTTTGCAGAGTTCTCAGGCGAGTTCGTTAGCGCTGACAAAACGCGAGTACCTTGCACTTGGCGCTTTGACCGCGTCGGGTGGGCGGCCTTCGATCGCGAGAAAAAGCCACTCGACGCAGCGCCGCACGGACTCGGAGAGTGCCCGCTGCTGATCTTTACTGAGGGCGGCACGTATCCGCACTTTGGGCCGTTCGCAACGATCGCCGATATGGCGCGCAGGCTGTACAACCTGGATAGTGAACTCGACGAAATCCTGCGCTCGCAGACCTTCAGCTTGCTGACGATGCAGGTGCCTGATGGCACCGCCAACGAGATCAAACTTACGGCAGCCAAGACCGTGGGCGAGACGATCGGCACGCAAAACCTACTGGTACACGAGGGATCGACCCCGTCGTTCATCGCTCCTCCGGACGGACCGGCGACCGTCTACCTGCAGCGAATCGACAAGATGCGTGACCAGATAGACGAGGTTGGGCTGAACGTGGCGTCGATCAACCAGCAGGAGTCCGGGATCGCCATGCGCATGCGTTTTGCAGCGATCAACGGCGAGCTGGCTAAGTTCTCGGCGCGCATCGAGGACCTCGAAACGCGGGCCTGGGAGCTATCCGCACGATGGCTGGCGATGGACGCCCGACCGACGGCGGTGTGGCCGCGCGACTTCAACTTGGCGGATGTCGTCGCCGAGCTCCAGGTGTTGTCCGACATGCAAGCCGCGGCGATGCCGCCGCCGGTGATCTCCGAGCAGCAGCGGCGCATCGTTTCGGCGCAATTCGGCTTCATTGCCGGCGACAGGCTCGACGAGCTGATGTCGGCGATCGACGAACCCGCGCTGGAGCGACGCCCGCCCAATAACGTCGTTCCGCTGTCGGCCGATGTCAACGCGCCGGTACGTGCTGCCCTGGTCAAGGCGCTGGAAAGTGCGTGACGCCGAAACCAACGCTTTGCTGGCGGCCGCACTAGCGGCCAAGGCGATCCGCAAGGCGCAAGACGCGCTCGACCGTGCGCCCGTCCCTGGACCCCGGGGGCCGCGCGGCGAGCGGGGCCCGGCCGGGCGCGACGGTGCGATGGGCCCAGCCGGGAAACCTGGTGAGCAGGGGGATGCCGGACCGGCCGGCTCCCCTGGCGAGCCAGGTCCGCCCGGGCGCCACGGCGAGCGCGGGCTTCAGG